TGATTATAAAGATGTTAGTATAACTTTAAGGATAGATGCTACTAGCGAACAGGATGCTATATCTAAAGTAGCTAAATTAACTGAAATGTTTAGGCTTGGAGCAGACGTTAAATTTAAGGATTTAGATTATACACTAAAGTGTTTTATACTTGCTAAACCAGATGTGGAAAGATTAAACCACAAACAACAATACAAGGTAATATTTGATTGTAAAGCTGAATTTGGATATGTAAATGACGAAGTTGTATTTAGTGGAACTGATACTAAATCGTTAAAGGTAGTTAATAATGGAAACTACCCAACTCCAGTTTCAGTAACAATAGTACCTAAAGTAGATAGTAATAATTTATATATTAACGGTCTTATAAAAGATTTTACATTGACTAAAGTAAAGACAGGAGATATATTAGTTGTCAATGGAATTACTGGTGAAGTTTCCTGTAATGGAAATGTAAACATCAACAACTTTTGGGGATGGAATTTACCAATGATTACTACTGGAGAAATTACTTTTAAAACGAATATAGTATGTGATATAACAATCAGATTTAATGAGAGATATTAATTAGGGGAAGGGGGAATGTTGTATGACATTAAAAGTTTATAGTCCTACAAATGAGCCAATAGGTTTTTTGAATAATGTATTTGACTTAAAAATTACAAAAGAAATAAGTGGTATACAAGAGTTAAGTTTCTATGTACCTATAGATTCACAAGAAGCAGGTTTAATTGAGTTAGAGGGGTATATTTATCCAGAGGGTGAACAGTTATTTGTTATAAGAGAATTAAATCAACACGGTAATGATATAGAGGTATACTGTACCCTAGCTATTGAGAATTTATATGGATATTGTTGGGGAGAGATATCAAGGGAGAAATCTAATCTAGTAGAAGCATTTGAGTATGTAATTCAACATACAGGGTGGAAATTTGTAAATAGAACTACAACTCCTGCTAGAATAAGAGATATTTATATTCAGAATCAAACTGTATGGGAAGCACTACAAGTATTATGTGAAGTATACTTTGTAGAAATGGAAGTTGATGTACACACTCATACAATAACTGCATACGACAAAGTAGGTAAAGATAATGGTACATTCTTTATATCAGATTTAAACCTTGTAAACTTTAGAAAAGATTCTAGTACTCATAAACTTATAACAAGACTTATACCAGTAGGTAAAGATGGTTTAACAATAACATCAGTAAATGAAGGTAAAAACTATATAGATAATAATACATATTCAAAGAAGTTATTATATGGAATGTGGGTTCAAACTGCATACACTAGCCCTTCCGAACTAAAAGAGGATGCTACAAAGTGGTTAGAGGAATATTCTAAACCTTTTATTTCATATAATATAGATATAATAGATTTATATAGAAAAGACGGTAACCCATATTTTGAATTTAATATTGGTGATACAGTAACTATTATAGATAAGTTGTCAGAGGAGAAGGTACAACAAAGAGTAGTAAAAATGACAATTTATCCACATAAACCACAAATGAATAGTATAGAGTTATCTAATAAAAATAAGACTTTTCAAGACTACTTTAAAATGATTCAGTTAATGAACAACATGGCAAATCATTTTATACAAACTAACGGTAGTGCTACTGGTACAGGTAGTACAAACAGTACATCAACTGCGGTAGTAGGTGCTGATAGTGTAGGAAGTTCACATATTAAAGCAGATAGTATTACTACTAAACACTTACAAGCAAATAGTGTTACTACAGAAAAGTTAGTCGCTAACAGTATAACTACTGATAAGTTACAAGCAAATAGTGTAACTACTGATAAATTAGTTGCAAATAGCGTTACTTCTAATAAGATAGTAGCAAATGCAATTACTACACATCACTTACAATCTAATATAATAGATACAGATAAGTTATGTGCAAATGCAATAAATGCTGAAAAGATACAAGCTAGTGCAATATCTACAGATAAACTTCAAGCTAATAGTATATCTACAGATAAACTTCAAGCTAATAGTGTTACTGCTGAAAAGATAAAAGCATCTAATATTAAAGCAGAACATATACAAGCTGGTGCAATAGTATCTGATAAAATAGGTGCAAATGCTATAGAAGCTAAACATATTAAGGCTGGTGTGATAGATTCCCAACATATTAATGCTGGTTCGATTGATGCAGAACATTTACAAGCAAACATTATAACATCTGAACATATACAAACTGGAGCAATTACTGCTGGTAGTGGAATAATAGCAGATGGTGCTATAGGTAACGCTCAAATATCTAGTGTTAATGCAAACAAAATTAATGCTGGTGAAATAGACACATCAAAAGTTAAGGTTAAAGGTGAGAATGGTTTTCTTTTTATAGAAAATAATACATTATTTGTAGTCGACAATAATAGAAAAATTCGTTGTGAGTTAGGTGTTATCGAGAATAACTCAAACTATGGATTCATTGTTAGAGGAGCAGATGGGAAAACTATAATGTTAGACCATAACGGGGTTCATAATGCTGGTATAACAGATGGTGCAATAGATAATAGAAAAGTTTCTGAAAATGCAAATATATCTGGTAAGAAACTTGATATAGATTCTGTTGTTAGAACTATAAATGAAGATGGTTCAGTTACAATACAAGGTACAAAAGTTCAAGTTGGTAATGCTACATTAGATGTAGAGTTAAGTAAACAAACTAACTTAATTAATGAACATACTACAAAACTAGCTAGTCAACAAGCATCAATTAACGCTAACACAAATTCAATAAAGTTAAAAGTTGATAGTCAAACTTATACAGTAGATAAAAATAATATGACTACACAACTAAATAAAAATACAAGTGCTATAAGTGTATTAGAAAAAGAGATAGATTTAAAAGTAGAACAAACTGACATACAAACTGCTATAGATGGTGTACAAGTTGGGGGTAGAAACTACGCATTAGGTACTGCCGACACTACACCTGTAACGGGGAATAACACTACAAATCAGACTACATTACTATATAATTTATCTTCGGATATATCCGCATTAAACGGAAATATGTATACTACATCATTTACATATAAAGTAACTAACTACGTAGGAGGTAATTTCTTCCTACAAGCTAGGGCAACCCCATATTGTAGATATAGTGGCACAATTACTCCTACAGGTAATGGTACTTTTACCCATACATATACAATTAAAGGATTAGATAATTTAAGTAAAGCACTCACTATGGGTATTAGAATGGATAATTTTCAAGGTACTGTTGAAGTAAGCAACTTAAAAATAGAACTTGGTAATAAACCATCTTCTTGGACACCAGCACCAGAAGATGTAGATGCTAAAATAACGGAAAGTATTACAGAAGCAAAAGCCGAACTTAAAATTACTACAGATAGTATAAAGCAAAGTGTTAGTAATGTACAAACTACTACAACTACACTACAAAATAACTTAAATAATACTACTAATAAATTAAATACCTTAACTGTTGGAAGTAGAAATTTAATTGCAAACTCTGCGCCTACTGACACGAAAGGTTGGACACGTAATCCCGGATGGACAGTTTCTCTCGTTGATTGTAGTACTGCACCGTTTGGTAAAGCAACTCGTGCAACTGCTACTGTAGCTGGTTCTACTATGGGTATGCACAAACCCCCAGTAGATAGAAATAAATTTATTAATAATGCTGAATATACTATAAGTGCTTGGATTAGAGCAAGTAAACAAATGAGCATGAATTTCCGTCAAGAAACAATGAGTGCTAATAATTTTATAACTGTTACTACAGAATGGAAGTATTTTACGTTTACGCAGACTATAAATACTTCGGCACAGTATTGTTCTAACGTATTTTATGTAACAGCAGATTCTAATATTGCTGTAGGGGATTGGTTTGAAGTACACTCCTTAAAGCTAGAAAAAGGTAATAAAGCTAGTGACTGGACTCCAGCACCAGATGAAGTACAATCACAGTTAGATACAAATACTACTGAAATAACTAAAACTAACTCGAAAGTAGCTAGTGTAGAAACTAACTTAAATGGTATAACTTCAAGAGTTAGTAATGTTGAAACTAAAACGACTACAATAGATGGTAAGATAACTAATCATGAATCAAGGATAACGACCGCTGAACAGAAAATTACTGATAAGGCTATTGTAAATACAGTGTCCAGTACAATAGATGATAAGATAGATAAAATAACTGTTGGTGGTAGAAATCTAGTTAGAGGTACAGATGCCACAACAGAGTATGTAGGAAATAAAGGTAGTGCTTCTTATAAAGATGTGTGGTCAGGAGTAACTACAGTAAAAATGGTAGATACCGAGTACATTGTATCTTTTGACGCTAAAGCTAGTTCAGAAATAACTGTAGCTTGTTATCTTCACGCACCTAATACTGTTACAAGTTCGGTGTCTTCTACTGGACAGACAGATACCAGTCCAGATGGAAGGTGTAGGGTTACTGTAGGTACTTCATGGAAGAGATATTGGGTTAAATGGAAACAATCATCTGCAAATGCTATTAAAGCTTTAATAGTAGGTAGAAACGATAGTTCTACTAACTTATATATAAGAGGGGTTAAGCTTGAATGTGGTAATAAGGCTACAGCGTGGTCTCCAGCACCAGAAGATGCTATGGATAAAATAGACGCACATTACAGTGAATTTAAACAAACTGCTGATAGTATAACATCTACAGTAGCAAACCTAAATGGTAAGTATACAGAAATTAAACAAACTGTAGATAGTATAGATTTAACTGGTAAAGTTAATTTCTCTGACTTATCTACAAGCGGTAAAACTACTATAAATGGCGCTAATATCACTACTGGTACAATGAGTGCGGATAGAATACAAGGTGGTACTATTAAAGGAGCACTACTTCAAACATACGCTAGTGATTCTACTAAAGGTGTTAGGATAACTCAAGAGTCAATGTTACTTAACAACACATCATTCTTCTATAATACTGGCGGTAACTTCAACATACAGGCTAAAGAAGGTTTTAATATAGCTTCTATGGAGAATATCTATTTAATGCCGGGACTACTTTCAAGCGGTACTCCATCTGGTAATGGTGAGGTAGTTATACCAAATGCTACATTAAGGGTACAAAACTTAAATGTTGTTACAGGGACTACGTTAGCTGGTACTACAACTGCGGTTAATCTAACTGCTAGTGGTATAATTAAAGGTAAAAATAATATTACACTTAATAGAGCATCTGGAATGTCAATACCGAGATTAGGTTCTACTATAACTACAGACTACTTAAAGTTAGGTACAAGTCATATATACGGTGCTGATAATGGTACAATACACTTAATATATTCATCAACAAGTAATGCGTCTTTATCAAGGGGTTCTGTATGGCTACCGGGGGCAAACTCAAATGTAACTACAGACCAACTTGCTATGGGTGGGGGTATAATGTGTTGTGTTGATAGTGGTAACTTCCACTTCATAACAAAAGGTGCGTCAGCATCAACATTATACGCTAAAAATGTATCAGCATCATACTCTTTAAGAAATTCGACATCAACATTAAGTGATAATTCAGCACTAGATATAGTAAATGCAACTCCTGTAGTTAGTACTTCGGAAGGGTTTAGGCTAAATGTATCTAAAGCTAGAACTAATAATAGTGTAGTAACTTTAGAGGAAAACGAGATAACTAAAGAAGAGGAGGTAGTTACAGACTACAACTCGGCTATAGCTACAATGTGGAAAGCTATACAAGAACTACAGACAGAAGTACAAACTTTACGAAAAGATAACGCACAACTTAAACAAATTATATCAGAACAAGGTGTTACAGTTATACCTGAATAACTGTAGTACCTTTTAAAAAATACATATTAATGATTTATCCGTATTACCTAAAACGGACATTAAATGAAGGTAGCTATATAACAAAAAATGTAGATGGTAACTATTACTATTACACATCTGAAGGTATATATGAATGTACTAATTTAGGTCTACTATCGTATAACGGTGAAACTAACTTAATTGTACATATAGGAGATGTAATACCTAATGTTACAATTAAAGTACGTCAAAACCTTACAACAATAATAAATACATTACAAAGTAGACTAACATTATTAGAATATACTATTAATAGGGTAGTACTTCTAAATAAAGAAACTAATAATTAATATACACTAGGGGGATTTCCTCTAGTATATATTTATAAATATAAGGGGGAATTTGTTTATGAAAATATGTATAGTAGCTGGACACACTTTAAAAGGTAAAGGAACAGGAGCAATAGGTAACGTAAATGAATCAGTAGAGAATAGAGTTGTTGGTAAAAAGGTAGTTGAATATCTTAAAAATGTTGGACATCAAGCTGACTACTACGAGATAAACGAAGCAACAGATTATTTAGCTAAACAAGTAGTTTTTGCTAACAAGAGTAAATATGATTTAGTAGTACAAATACATTTTAATGCTGGTGGTGGAACAGGTACTGAAACATTATATAAGACTAATAATGGTAAGAAGTATGCTGAACAAGTTACTAAATCTTTAGGTAAACTTTATAAGCAAAGAGGTGCTAAACTTCGTAATGACTTATACTGGTTAAATAAAACTAATGCACCGGCTATACTAGTAGAATGTTGTTTTGTAGATAGTAAAATTGATACTGAATTATATAATAAAAATAAGGATTTAACGGCTAAATTAATAGCAGAGGGTATAATTGGTCAAGAGATAGTTGAAAAGCCTGTAGAACCGCCTGTATCGCCTAAAAGATATGGTGTGAAAGTACATTCATTTACTACTAAAGAAAAGGCACAAGAATTTAGTAATATGCTAAAAGAAAAACATAACGCATATTCAGAAGTATATGAGGTGAATTAATATGAGTGAGTGGATAACTATTATAGAGAACCTTCCAATATCTACAGTAGCTATCATGGGGTTGTCATACGCATGTTGGAATATTTATAAAGATACACAAGAAGTATCTAGTAGAGTATTAGAAACTAATAACCAACTATCTCAAACAAATGCAGAACTTGTTAAAACTAACTCTGATATAGCCAATGCAAATGCACAATACCTTGTATTAATCAATGACATACAAGATAAAGTAAATGTAATATTTGATAGAGTAAAACATAGGAATGAAAATTAGCTACCCT